GGAGGCCAAGCGTGGCGAGTGTCTGGCTGCTGGCGTGGGTTCCTCGATCGTAGGTTTTGGTGCGAATCTGCTTATCATTGACGACTACCTCAAGGATGCAAAATCGGCGTACTCGCAAAAGATCCGAGACGACCAGTGGGACTGGTTCGTATCGACGAGTTCGACGCGGCTGGAGCCGGGTGGAAAGGTTGTCCTGCTGTGTACTCAGTGGCACGAGGATGATCTGATCGGTCGGATCGAAAAGCGAAAAGGGGAGCTAGAGATCCGCGTTCGGTCGGTGACGTTGCAGGCTTTGAGGGAAGGGAACGAAGTTCGTGACCCGTTGAATCGGTCGGAGGGCGAGGCATTGTGGCCGGAACGGTGGCCTGCTGAGGTGATGGAGCGTCGGAAGCGGCAGGCTGGTCATTGGTGGCATTCGATCTACCAGGGGTGTCCCAAGGGTTCCTCGATGTCGAATTGGCCGGAAGCGTACTTCACAAACATTTGGGCTGAGGATGCAGAGTTCCCTGATCCAAGGGAGTGCTACTTGTCGGCTGCATTCTTGGATCCATCGAAGGGAAAGAACGCTCGCAAGGGCGACTACCAAGCGATGATCTGGATCGGGTATCGAAACGGTCTGTTTTGGGTGGATTCTCAGATCGACCGGATGCCGATTCCGAAAATGGTTCGATCCTATGTGGAGTGGAATCGAGAGAGAAAGACTGCTTTCGTTGGGCTGGAGGCTAATGCGTGGCAGGATCTCTTGGCAGACGATTACTGGCAGGTTTGCCAGGATATCGGGTACAACGCGGACGTGCCGTTCCTGGTCAACCAGACCGTAAACAAGGCAGTGAGGATCGAGAGGCTCGGCAAGTGGTTCGATCAGCGGTTGATTCGGTTCCGTAGGTCAGCATCCAACGAGTTGCTGCTGGATCAGCTAAAGCAGTTTCCCTACGGTCAGCACGACGACGGTCCTGATGCTTTGGAGGGTGCGATCGCGCTTCTGTGCCGATCGGTGGATGCTTTGCATGGTTTGCACGAAATTACAGAAACACCTGTTGGAATTTGAGTCCCGTGGCGTTGTAAGGGAGTAGGTAAATTCCTTTCAACCAGTGAGGTGTTCTGTGTCTGAGATTGTTCAAGTGGTTCCGATGCCGGTGTCGGATGGATGCATTGAGGCGATGAAAGATTTGTTCAGCAGTCTGTCGGCTGAGACTTCCGATGGCTACAAGGAGGTCAAAAAAGCGATCCAGGTCTGCGTCAAGACGCGAACGGCGATCGACGGGAAGCGGCAGGAGTTAAACGAGGAGGCTTTGCGTTGGCAGCGTACCGTAAACGCTGAGGCTAAGCGTCTGACTGCCTTGGTCGAGGAGATCGAGAATCCTCTGCGATCCAAGAAACAGGCGGTCGATGACGAGGCTGCAAAACGCAAACAGGAGCTTGAGGAAAAGCATCGGGCGTTCGTGCAGGGTCGGCTAGACGAGTATGTGAGACGTACCGGAAAGTCCTGTCACTATGATATTGCGGAAGCGATGCAAGATGGCGAGTGGGCAGCGTTCGTCGCGGACGCTGAGGAAGAAGCAAAGGAGATTGCTGCGGCTGAGGCTGAACGCAAGCTAGCGGACGAGCGAGAGCGACGAAAGCTAGCGGAAGCGGTAGAGCGTGAGCGTGCCGAGAATCAGCGTTTGCAGGCCGAGCTTGACGCGATGCGCAAGGAGAAAGCCGACCGCGAACGTTCCGAGCGTGAACGGTCGGAAGCGATCGAGCGAGAGCGTATTGCCGAGGAGCATCGCAAGCAAGCCAAGCAGACTAAGGCTGAACGAAATGCTGCTTTGTCCGTTATTGCAAGGCAGCGTAATTCCTATGAGTTGTGTTTCGATGATGCGCTGGTGGCTCTTGGGAAGATCGATCGAGTAGCGTACAGAACAGTGATCGGTTCGTATCTCGACAGTGCGATCCAGGCTGTGTGCGATGCTCAGGACAAGCTGACAGAATTCAAGAGAGGGTGAAATGGAACCGTGGGCATTGTTGACGCTGCTTTTCTGTGGCGTTGTAGTTCTAGCGTTTACTTGAGGTGATTTATGGCTTGGGAATACTTCGACGTTAATGGTTCGTTCTGGTCAACTTCGACCGCAAAATTAAAGCTCGACGCGGCGATTGGATACATCAATCGCGATACCGAGGTCGTATCGACAACGACTGGCAAGCGTGGTCCAGCAGGCGAGATCAAGGGGTTGGTTTTTCCAGAGAGTCCACCACTGATCGAACCGATAGCACCACCGATCGAGCAGGTTCGACCGGAGGCTGGATTCAAGTTCGAGCCTCGGAAGGTGAAAAAAAGCAATCCTGGTTTTTTTGACGTTGGGTTCCGAGATGCGATCACGCCGACTTTGGTTTCGCTTCTGTGGTCGCTTTGGCTGTGGGTCGCAGGTGTGGTTCTGCTGACTGGACTGGCTTGGTGGTCGTACTCGGTTTGGTCGCTTGCTAAGCCGGTCGAGTTCCGGATTTCGGGGATATTCTTCGGGTCCTGCTCGATGGTGTTCTTGGCGGTGTTCTCGACGATGATCGTTCGGATTGTTTTGGAGGGCTGTGTGGTATTATTCCGCATAGCGGACTACCTCAAGGAAATCTCGGAACGATAGGTGCAAAATGGACCGTCAAAAGATCCGGCAGAAAATCTCGGAAGTGGCGATGATCGATGAGTGCGAGCTATCCAGGGCTGACCTGGATAGGCTGGAGGAGGTTTTTCAGCGAGGGTACGACACGGCGATGCCGGTGTGGGCCTTCGAAATGCTCGGCACCGAGACGCTGGACCAGCGGATCTACAAGCTAGGGCACATGACGCGGCTGGCATCTCTGCGGTCGTTCCTGTGCGTTGGCCGGTCAAAAATCGTGCGAAAATAAGTTTCTGGTCGGCTTGCGAAATGCCACGAGGTAGTGGCGTTCATGCCGATCGAGGTTTGATTGGAGGTTAGTTTGAACAAGTCGTTTATTTCGACCGGTCGGGTTCCTGTACCCTGCGACCGATCGTATTGGGTGGTCGATGGGTTGCTGCTTGCCGGCGCGTATCCAACCGAGGCACCGGTAAGGGTTGCTGTACCGTCGGATGGTCCACCGTATCGATATCGGTGGCGAAGTCCGAAGGTTCACCCTCGGCTTGATGCGATCCTCGAGTGCGGCGTGCGAACGTTTGTGAATCTGATCGAGGCCAACGAGCAACGGTTCGACGGGAGCAAGTTCCTGGATTATCGGAGGTACGCTGCTTCGAAGGCGGGATACGCGAATTTTCTGCAATTTCCGATCAAGGATAACGGGATCACCGATCGCAGGAAAATGCACCAGATCCTCGATGCGATGGATTCCTCGATCGACGCTGGATTGCCGGTGTACGTTCACTGTTGGGGGGGGATCGGTCGAACGGCGACCGTGGTCGGCTGCTGGCTGCGTCGGAGGAATCTAGCATCCAAAATGGACGTTCTGACGGTGATCGACCGGCTGAGGAAGCAGGACGTTCTGAGGTGCAACGTGGATGCGCCGGCGACGCTAGTTCAGCGGGATTTCGTTCAGGAATTCGCGTAAAAAAAACGGTGAGGTTTTTTCTGAAATGAGCGACTAGTTCGCGGCTTGTTCTGGCCTTGTGTAGAAGCGAAGGTTTTTGTTCCTCAAACACAAGGGTTTTTCAAATGTTGAGTCGCGAGTTTGTTCTGGCCGGTCGAGCAGTTTTCACGGTTTCGAATCCCCAAGGGGTGCGGTACACGTTCAAGGTCACCGGCAAGAAGGGAACCGAGGGGCGTGGTCCTGTGTGGTTCGTTTCGCTGCTGACTGGACCGGACAACGAATCGGATTACACCTACATGGGCATTCTGGACGCTGAGATTGGCCGAATCACGCTGACGAAGGCTAGCAGGTACAACTACGGCTCGATGCCTGTAAAGGTGGCTCAGTGGGCCTGTACTCTGATTTGGAAGGGTGCTGAGTTGCCAGAGGGGTACTCGATCCATCACGAAGGGCGTTGCGGCAGATGCGGTCGTGCTCTGACGGTTCCTGAGTCGGTCGATTCCGGCTTCGGTCCTGAGTGCCTGACCAAGGTTTTTGCGTAGTGTTGTTTTTTCAGTTCGGTGGCGTTATTAGGTTGGAGGATTTCAAAATGGGCGAGTTTCATGTGGTTTACAGTTTCACCGGTCGCGTTTGCTTGGACGAGATCGACGCGGCGCACGCAGTGGTTCATGCGATGGAAAAGTTCAAGACGGTCGATCTGAAAGACGAGCGTGTGCTAAAGGAAGCGGTCGAGGATCTCGGCGGCGATTGGGATCGCGAGTCGCTGCTGGTGATTCTTGAGGACTGCACGTTTTCGCAGGAAGTTGTCGGCTGGTACGATTACGAACACGGCGGTCGCGTTTGGACGATAGCTGAGTGCAACGGTCAGCTAGGCGTGGATGGGATCGGGTTCTTCAATCACTTCGAGTCGGCTGTCGAGGCGATCAAGGAAAAGGTTCGTGAGGATAACGAGGCTTTGGCAAGGCAGAAAGCAGAGGAATATCGTGACTGGTGCAGAAGCGGTAAGGATTAGGTGGCTGATCCGAAAGGATATGCCGAGGGTCTTGGAGATCGATAGCGAGCTTGGGATCGAGGACAACGAGTCCGAATATCTTGAGCTACTGCGGAAGCGAAACGGGATCGGAATGATCGCTGAGGTTAAGGGCTTGGCGGTCGCGTATGTGATTTACATGCTGCACAATCGGTCGATCGAGATCCTGCATTTTGCGGTCGATCCGCACTACTGCGGTCGCGGTGTTGGTCGGAAGTTCATGGACTATATGGCTTCGAAACTTGCGGTGCAGAATCGGGATCACCTGACCGTATCGGTCAACGAGTACAACGTCGAGCTACAGGTGTTCCTCAAGGCGGTCGGGTTCCGATGCGTGAGTTCGGAGCGTGGTTTTTTCGACGGTGCGGATCGGTTGGAATTCCGAAGAAAAGCACCGGTTGCTGCTGGTGGAATTTCCTAGCGGTGGCGTTGTATGTGTGTGGTTTTTTCTCTCTCCTTTTGATGGTGGATTATGAAGGTTCAAGAAGGTCGGAAGTACAAGACGCGTGGTGGCTATCGTGTGGAGATCGATTGTTTGGATCGAGTGCAAGATGCCGAGCATCGGAAATTACCGCGTAGTCCAGTTTACGAAAACAAGGTTCTAGGAAGGATCCTGCTACCTTTTGATGGCTGGTCGCAATGCCAATGGAAAAGCGACGGGCGGTTCGATGACCACGAGGATCACGCTTTGGATCTGATCGATGACGGTCCTGATCCTCGAACGGTCGCGGTCGAGATTAACGAAGCGATCGCAATCAAGGAGGTTCACGAGCTTTGCGAGTACATCATGGAAGACGGTATCGACCCTGAGCTATTCGACAAACACGACCGAGATAGCTTCCAGAGCACGACGGCGCGAGTGATTTTCGACCTGATCATTGAAAACGCGGCGATGCGAAAAGCTGCGACGATGGAGGACTGATCGTGATTTTTTTCATGCAAGTGTTTTTGACGCTAGTGGTCTGCTACCTGTTCGTGGTTGCGATGAAGGTTCTGTTTGCTATGGCGATCATGCAAGTTGTTTTGCAAGAGCCGAAGTCGTGGTATGCTGATGAAATACAGCGAGCCGAGCGTATCCGGCAGGAGCTTGAGCAGGTCGAATCTTGGAAACGTTTCCAAACGGAGAGCAGCGATGCCATTGAAAAAGGGTAGTAGTCAGAAGGTAATTTCGCAGAATATCAAGGCCGAATTGAAGAAGCATCCATCGATGCCACCGAAGCAGGCCGTAGCGATCGCGCTGTCGAAAGCTGGCAAGT